GTATATTTCTATTAATTTTTTTATCCAATATTCATTTAGATAAATATGGAATATATTAAAAATGATATGCCTTCTATGGATAATATCTATCAATCACAATATTACAATAAAACAAGAGATTTTGAACAATCACTCGCTAATGATGCTTATGAAAAATCCAAAAATCCATTTAAAACAGGTGTTATACCAAGTCCATCATATTCATCTATGTTTGCTCAACCTTTTAATAATGAAGAAAATCAACAATCATATATAAATAGTATTAGTGGTGAAAAAATTCCAATTAATAAATTCACTCATAAGAACATGCAACATTTTTTAAGAAAAGGTATTACACAAAATACAGATGTTGATGATAATCCCAATTTTCAACAAAAATTCGGTTATAATGATTACAAAACTCGTAAAACGGAAGTAGAAACATTCTTTCAACCTATGAGCGATATGGGTTATGTTCAAGGTATGAATAATAATACCGATTTTATTCTAGATAGAACTAATGTAACGAACGTTCAAAATAATTATAATCCTATCCAATCTATTCGGGTAGCACCCGGACTTAATCAAGGTTTCACATCATCCGGAAGTGGCGGTTTTCATCAGGCTGATAGTTTATTATATGCTAAACCAAAAGATAAAAATGAATTAAGACCTTTAACAGACCAACGAAATTCTATTTTTGAAATTCCTATTCAAGCTCCTATGAAAAGTGCTATTGATAAAAGAGGGGTTGTTGAACCTTTCGCAAAAAATAAACCTGAAACTACTTATAAACAAACAGAAGAGAATTGGTTCAAAGGTCAATCATATCTTAAAAAAGATACTAATAGACCTGAGGAAAATCTTAAAGATACTAGTAGAATTCAAACTCATCAGGATTATTATGGAGGTCTTAAAAATCAACAAGAATTTCAAAATCCTAATGAAGATTATGGAAAAAATTCAGTAATTGTTTATAATACTAATAAACATGAATTATCTAAACAAGAGGTTCCAGTTGCTAATTTATCTACGACTTTAAAAGCATTTGTAGCACCTATTACAGATGCTTTAAAGATATCCCTTAAAGAATTCTTCATTAATCCTGAAAGAGAATTTGGTTATATGGCTCCTCAACAACCTAATAAAGCTACAACTTATGACCCTATTAATCATATTATGAAAACTACTGTTAAAGAGACTACTATTGATGATAATAATTCAGGAAATTTAACAGGTAATAAGGAAACTTATTCAGCATTATATGATACAGCCAAAACTACTGTTAAAGAGACTACTATTGATGAAGATAATGCGGGAAATTTTACAGGTAATAAGGAGACTTATTCGGCTTTATATGATGATGCTAAAACAACTACAAAAGAAACATTCTTATTTGAAAGCGAAAAAACGAATTTGAGTGGAAATAAGGAAACTTATTCGGCATTATATGATGATGCTAAAACAACTGTTAAGGAAACTACAATAGATGATAATAATTCTGGAAATTTGACAGGAAATAAGGAGACTTATTCGGCATTATATGATAGTCCAAAAACTACTATTAAAGAAACAAATATACATGATGAATATTCAGGAAATATTAAAGGAAATTATGGAACTTATGTTAAAAATAATGATAAAACTAAAACAACCATTAAGGAAACTACAACGAAAATAGATAATACACGAAATATTAAAAATGTTATTTATAAAGGTATTTATGTATATGACCCATCAATAGTAGCTAAAACAACTCTTAAAGAAACTACTATTAATAATCCAGTGAATTCATTTGGATTTATTGGAGGATTTTTAAATAAAATTATTGGTGGTTATATAATTAAAAATGATAATGCTAAGAATACACAGAGACAATATTCACATCCCGAATATGATGGTTCTCTCAAATCCGTTTCCACATTTGTTCCTATGGATAGAGAAGCAGATATGAATGCCGAAATTGACGGAACTCGGGAGATGATTTTAATAAATGCTGGTTATACTCCTAATGGTGCTGGAAATTTCACAGCAATAGATAAAAAAGATGTTAAATTGAGTAATAGAAAACAATTAGATTTATATGAAGATGGATTACCCGCGACAAATGCTAATAAAGTTTATCAATTAGCACCATTAAAAATTGAAAAAGATGCTATTACTAAAACCCCTGTTAAAGATAATGCTTTCCATGAACGTCTCGATAGTTCAATATTATCATCTTTAATAGATAATCCAGATATTATTAAAATAAATCCAATATTAAATGAATGTTAGGATTTAGACTTAAATTATCTAAATTAATCTTTTCCTTATTTTCTCTCAATAATTCAATCGCATTTGGATTAAATGATAAATTATTCCAATTAATTTTATTTTTATTTTCTTTTAATAATTCAATAGCATTTGGATTTAAAGAAAGATTATCCCAATTAATTCTATACATATTTTCTTTTAATAATTGAATTCCATTAGGATTTAATGATAATTTATTCCAATTAATTTTATGAAAATTTTCTTTTAATAAGGAAATTCCATTTGGATTTAATGAAAGATTGTTCCAATTAATTTTATGAAGATTTTCTTTTAATAATTGGATACCATTTGGATTTAAAGAAAGAGTGTTCCAATATATTCGTTCTTTATATATCATTAATAAAGCAATAGCATTTGGATTTAATGACAAATTATTCCATTCTATTTTATGAAAATTTTCAATTAATAATTGAATTCCATTGGGATTTTCTGATAAATAAACCCAATTAATCTTCTCTTTATTTTTAGATAATAATTGAATTCCATTGGGATTTAATGATAAGTTATTCCAATCTATTTTATGAGGATTTTCAGTTAATAAAGGAATTCCATTGGGATTTAATGATAAAGCATCCCAAACAATTTTATTTGGATTTTCTTCGAGATATTTAATACAATTGGGATTTAATGATATGTTAAAAAAATCCATTTTCAAATAATTATAGTTATAACAATAATCATTAAATATATTATTACGAATATAGATGGGTTCAAATGAATTAGATTTAAACTATCCATCATAAAATCATTTGTTTCATCTACAATTGTATTAATAATTTCTTCTCTATGTTGAAAAATCCATTTACAAATCTTTTTTTTAACATAGAAAGGATTTTTATTTAATAATCTCTTATCCCTATTAATTGTTTTTGTTCCTTTTGTAATTAGATAAAATGCTATACTCGCTGATGCGGGTTCAATCATTTTTATACATATCATTCCTGATTTATATATACCTTTATAAATAAGAATAATATTAAATCATTTTTTTCTATACTTCTATCAAATGACTGTCAAATATATTTTTAATAAGGCTCATGAAGATGAAGCATTAAGGTCTGAAAAGGCTGTTATATGTTTTTCTGCCCCATGGTGTGTTCCCTGTCAAACTTTCTCGCCAACTTACTCGCAAATAGCAGAAGATAATAAAAATATACATTTTTATAAAGTAGATGTTGATGAAAGTCAAGAATTTACAGATTTATTTAAAATACAATCTATTCCGGCATTTATATTTATTAAAAATGGTGAAAAAATAAATGAAATTATTGGAGTTAATGAACAAAAATTTCTAAACCTACTTCAAGAATTATAAAAATCACCTAAATAAAAATTAGAAATAAGTATATCTAATATACTATCCTTCTTTGGTTTTTTTTGTAAAAAATCTGTAAATAAATGATTTATAATATATGGATATATTAATGAAATTTTTCTTAATCCATATTCATATATAGGTGTGTTTTTACAATTTCCTATCGTCGTTTTATCAATTCCTATTAAATGTTTTAATTTATCCTTATCATCTTTATGACATATTTTATATTGTGTTGCTTCTCTATCATCTCCAAATTCATTAATTGCTCCCGAATGGACTAAATCACAATTAAATATTACGGTTGTTCCTTCTTTCCCCTTAATTATCAATGGTCTTTCAAATAAATAAGGTGTTGTTTTATGACTTGCTGGGCAAATTGCTAATAAATTTCCATTATTTTTATAAGTAATACAAGTATATACTGGATATTTTGTTTTAAAAATTGATTGACTTGACGTAATGTCTCTATGGAATGTCGATAATGAACAACCAATAATTTTAAATTTATAATCAAGAAATTCATAATTTTCTGGTAATTCTTTTAATATAGAAGGTTTATCAAAATTTCTAAGAACTTTATATCCATCATTTTTTAATGTTCTCATAAATTTATAATAATCTATTGTTTCATATAAATACATTGTTAAAAATATCAAAACAAAGATTATATAAATGAATAATAAGAATTTAATATTCATTAAAAAATTATGAATAATAAATTCTTAAATTAAATTTGTGTTATTTTAATATTATTATAAAATAAAATTGATTTATTAATATTATTAATTTTATTACGATGCCGTCAATCAGTTGCTTTTACACTCATTATAACAGAGAGCCTGTTAATATCACCTTCGTGAAATATGATCGTTATATGAAGGTAATGTTAAATAGTAAATCTGTTGTATTGACGTTTCGTCAGCTTGTTTCTTATCCTGAATTGTTCCAAACTTATGTAATTTCATTGTTATTGACCGAAGACACATCACGGATTGACTATGAAATTGAACATTATAGGAACGTTTATGGAGTTTCAACCATGAAATATTGGAAGAATTTCAGTCTTACAACCGAATATGATTTGATTTTGCTGGAAAAGAATTTTCACAGGAACCCGTTGAATTCAGCTGAACCTAAGCGTTCGACGAGTTTCAAAAAAATTAAGAAATTTTTGAGGGAATTTTACAAGTATCACGATGGAGGACATATTCAAAATCCTATGGATTTATTCAATGAGTTTTACTCGCGTGAAATACGAGATACCGAGAATATCATTGAATATAATAAAAGGATTGAGACGATGTCCATCATCTTGAATAATTATGGAAGAGATATCTATACTTATATCAATGCTTATTTGTAGAATACCATTCAATTGTTTTTTTTAGTCCGTCATTTAAATCTGTCGTTTTTGTCCAACCAAGTTCTTTTAATTTTTTATCACATATATAATATCGTTTATCATTATATTTACGGTCTTCTATATAAATAATATTATCATCAATATTATCCAAATTTTTAATAATTTTTAAAAGATTTTTTGCTAAATCCATGATTGATATTTCATCACTTGAACTAATATTATAAATATTACCTATTTTTCCTTTCATTAATATTAATTCAATTGCCTTAATTAAATCATCTATATATAAAAAACTTCTTTTATTTGAACCATCGCCCTGAATTGTAATTTTCTCATCTTTTAATAATTGAGTTATGAATTTAGGAATAACCTTTTCTTCAAATTGTCTTCCTCCATATATATTATTACTTCTTATGATTATTACAGGAATTTTAAAAGAATAATAATATGAATTAACAAGCATTTCGGCGGCAGCCTTAGTAGCTGAATAAGGATTAGTAGGGCATAATAATGTCAATTCTGTTTTAATATCATCGTCATTATCATTTTCTCCATAAACTTCATCGGTGCTCATATGAATGAATAAATCTAATTTATCATAAATTCTAATACATTCTAATAATATATGGGTTCCTAATATATTATCGTCTGTATATTGGAGAGAGTTGAAAAAACTATTATCGACATGTGATTGCGCGGCAAAATGAATTATAGTATCTATATTATGTTCTTCAAAAACATTTAATAAAAATGTTTTATCTTGAATTTTTTTATTATAATATACATAATTATATTTATTATTAAATTCTTTAATTTCAGAATCATAATAATTACAATCATAATTAATAAAATTAATATCAGGATATTTATTTATCATATGTATTATAAAATTTGAACCAATAAAACCATTTCCACCTGTTATTAAAACATTCTTCATTATTATTTAAAAAAATTTAATAATTCTTATATAGATTATGAATAATATTCAAGTAATCTTTTAGGTTTATTCTCAAAATTATATCCATAATTTCGAAAATCATCATTTCTATTTTTGATTTCCAAATAAGTCATTACATCAATTAAACGACATGGGAAAATATAGGGTCCCGTAATTATATGAAATATTACGATTGGAATTTTTTCGCTAAATAACATCTTATTTATAATTTTATTATCTCTTAAAACATCTGGATTATATGTCTTATATATTCCATATAATCCATTTAATCCTGCTGTTGAAAAAATATATTTATAAAACATATTTGAAAAAATAAATTAAATACTTATATCAAAAAAATCCCTTTCCATATCCGTAGAAATTTCCTTAATTCCTGTTTTCATTTGTTTATTATAAAATTCTATTATTTCTTTTTCTTCTACTGATTTAAATTTATCATTAATTTTCTTCCTCATAAACCATCCATTCTTACCTCTCTTAATTAATTTATAAATCCTCGCTGTCTTATCAACATCTATTATCACCCCCTTAGACGTTTGTTTATACCCTATTATCCCTATTTCTCCTTTATGTTCTCGCAAATGACATTCCTCGCATATATTCACGAGATTATGCGGTATGTTCTTATCAAAATTACTAAATTTTCCATTTTCATCCGCGTTTATTTGATAATTAATATGATGCGTCTCTTTCGCTGGTCTTTCTTTACAAATTTGACAAATATCCATAAACATAGATGATTTATAATTTGATTTTTTAGTATTCATTAAATTGACATCTAATCCAGTTAGTTCTTTTCTAACAATCTCAGCATTTTTCATAAAATCATTAGGCATATCCAAAGAACCACATACATCTATTCCATAAATATTAGAACCTTGACCTTCTTTTAATTTCCTCTCATAAATAATCTTATCATCAACTATTTCTATATGAATATGATAAATTCTCAATTTCTTATCTTTTATAATTGAAATAGATGTTAATTCGTGTAAATGACTTGTGAATATAAATGAAGATTTCTTCTTTATCAATTCATTTATCGCAGATGATACAATTGCTATTGCTGATGTCATTTCAGTTCCACAACAAATCTCATCGCCTATTACTAAACTATTTTCATCTGCTCTTTGAAGAATATTTCTTAATTCCGTCATTTCTACTACGAAACTGCTCATACCTCTATAAATATCATCATTTCCACATATTCTCGTGAATATATGATTATATGGACTGAATTCAAATGATGTTGATGGAACATACATACCAGATTGAGACATAATTATAGATAATCCAACAGCTTTCATTAATGAACTTTTACCAGAAGAATTAATACCATATAATAAAATTCCATCTTGATTTAAATAAATATCATTTCCAATATATTCAACATCGGTTATAAGACGTTCGATAATAGGATGTCGTAGATTTTCGGCATTTATAAAAGAATTAGTATCATCCTTAATAATTGGACGATAATAACAAAAGTCAAAGGCATTTTTAGCATTACAACAACTTATATCTAATTCTGTTAAATCTTCAATAATTTTCATTAAAATATCAATTTGATTTTTAGAAATATTTGATAAATATTCTTGATATTTAATAATGGTTTTTTTGCTAATTTCATCCTGTCTCCTTTCAATTATCGTAGATGCTTCATTAATTTCAGCAGATGTTAATTTATAACTATTATTATTTGTAGTTAATTTCTTATCAAATTTTCCCATATAATTCTTATCCTTCTTATAAGCAGTTTCAAATCTCTTTTTAGTAATAGAGATGAAATATCCATCTTTTTCATTAAATTCTAATTTACAACTTGTATCATCAATTCCAGAAATTTTATCAACAATAATATTTAATTTTTCTAATTGATTATTATAATCTACCATTAATTCATCCAATTCTTTCGAATAACCTTCCTTAAATATATTTGTCTTAATATCATTAATATTATATTTAGAACATTCATCCAAATTTAAATGAGAAAATGTGTTAATTAAAATAGAAGCTTCATTAGTAATATTAAGAATTTCAAATGCTTCTATCGCATATTCTAATGAATTTATAAATCCATTCCATTCATGAGGATTAATCTTTTTTAATAATATCTTCCTTTTAATTCTTTCCAAATCATTAATATTATTTAATTTCTTATTCACTAATTTGAATTTATTATCTTTTAATAATTCTTCTATCTTTTCATATCTCCTATTTAACTCATTCTTATCATTTATAGGATTTAATAAACGTTCTTTAAATCCTCTTGAACCAAATGCCGTAGAAGTTCTATTTAAAATTTCCATTAAAGTTTTATCATTTGAATTATAACTAATTAAATTTAATTGAATTGCTGAATTATATTCTAATAATAATTTATTTGATTTTTCTAAAATTTCTGGAATATTTAATTCTTTAATAATATCGGCATTATGTTCATATGCGAATTGAAGAAGAGAACAGAAACTTAATGTTCCTAATGACATCTTCTCCAAATTCAAATACTCAATTATGGATAACATAGATGAATTTATAAATGCCTTTTCTAAAATCTTCTTTTGATAATCTATCTTTTTCATATAAGATAATAAATCATAATCTTCGAATTTTCTATGAATTAAACAATTAATATTAATAATATCATTAATTTTCTTCTTATACTCATCATTAATTTTATCGCTTATTATTAAAATTTCTGTTGGATTATATACAGATAATATCCTATAACATTCGTCTAATGTTAATTGAGGGTCTTTCTTATTTGAACCATTTTCATAAACAAATGATTTTCCAGTAGTTAAATCTACACCACTAATACCAACATTTAAATATCCACAAACTTCTTCAAAATAATATACGAGAATATAATTACCATTTCTAATATTATTATTAATATTCGTAGATGGACTTATAATTTCCGTAATTTTTCTTTGAGGATTTGGCGGAGGTGTTATTTGTTCTATTAAAACAATCGTGAATTGATGATTAAGAAGAATTTGAATGAATTTTTGAACGGAATATAATGGAAATCCAGCCATTAATGGATTATGTATCCCGACTTCTCTAATAGCCTTATTTTTCCTTGATATTACAATATTACATATATCGCCAATTTTATTCATAAAAGAACAATTCTCATTTATAGAATATAATTCAAAAAAAGAACCAACTTGAATTAATATTAATGTTTTTTCTCCGTATTTCTTACGATATTCAATCTCATAATTAATATAATCGTCGATAATCATAAAACATTTATTAATAATTAAGAATTCTTTAAGTAAAAAAAATTAAAACTTCAATTCGGTAATCATCTTTTGAATATTCACCGGATTAAAGTAATAATAGGGACTTTGCGACTTCAACTCATATCCATTTGACATCCGTTCAAACTGGACGAGAATTGCGAGATAATGGTATGCGTCATCCTCAACTTCAAATGAAGAAATGATGTGATTAATATAATCATCCTTCAAGAAAAATTTAACCATAATCAAGCAATCATTTTTGATATTATTCGAATACTTGGAGTTCCTGAAAACAAATTTTCTCATGTGAATATCAAATAACTCGCAAATGTCCTCATAATTGTTAAATTGAG